ACCGCCCGCAAGATGCGGTTCAGCACGCCCGACGAGTCCCTCCAGGGCACCAAGTTCGGCGCCGCCGGCATGAAGGCCGCCGATATCGCCTTCCTGCATGACCTGCAGACCAGCCTCATCGGCCAGCGCAAGGCTGACGGCAACGGCGTCTACTCCGGCCCCAGCGAGCAGCTCCAGAACGCCTTCAAGGCGGTCAATGGCGGCGTCGTCAAGGCGATGGACAGCGCCGAGAGCGGCTTCGGCTCGCAGTTGATCGGCGCCCAGTACGTCGGCCAGCTCTGGGAAGCGGCGCGCAGCCAGTCCCGGATCTTCCCCCTCGTCAACTCCATGGAGATGCTCCACCCGACCGTCTACCTGCCGGTCGAAGTGGACTTCCCGGAGATGATCTTCGTCTCCGAGTCGACGACCAACAACGCCAGCAACTACGACACGGCCAAGACCGGCTCCAACCGGGTGTCCGTCGCCGCCAAGAAGTTCCTGATCCACCAGATGTGGTCGGGCGAGATGGAAGAGGATTCCATCATCCCCTTCCTGCCGTTCCTGCAGCGGCAGGCCGGGCTGGCCATCGGCTTCCACATGGACAGCCTGATCCTCAACGGCGACACGACCAACGCCGGCACCGGCAACATCAACCTGGATGACGCCGACCCCGCCGACACCAAGCATTACCTCGCCTTCGACGGCCTGCGCCACGCCGGCCTGGTCGACAACACGGCGAACAGCCTGGACGTTGCCGGCGCCCTGACCTACAAGCAGCTCATGGGTCAGCGGTCGCGGATGATCTCCACGACCTACAAGCACGACTGGGGCCACCCCAACGACCCCAACTCGCTGGTCTACGTCACGGACCCCGTGACCGCCGACCGGATCGCCGAGCTGGACGAGGTGCTCACCGCCGACAAGTACGGCAGCGGCGCCACCATCATGACCGGCGAGCTGGCCAAGATCGGCCGGCATGCCCTGATCAGCACTCTGGCCATGAGCCTCACCGAGGCCGACGGCAAAGTCTCGACCACCGGCGGCAACAACACCAAGGGCCAGGTCGTGTGCTTCAACCGCCAGGGCCTCGTCTGGGGCTGGCGCCGGCAGGTCAAGGTCGAGACCGAGCGTCTGCCCGGCACCGATCAGACCCGCCTGGTCTACTCCCTCCGCGGTGGCCTCGGCCGGTTCACGCCGACCGGCGCCGCCTCCGGGATCGAGTTCGCCGACGTCCTCTACAACGTGACGATCTAGGAGGCGGCGATGGGACAGATCACCAACGAGACCGCCAAAGGGCAGCTCGTCCCCCTGGTGTTTTGCCAGGACAATGTCGCCGCATCCCAGACCGACGTCCAGTTGAACGTCATGGAAGTCGCTTCCGCCGCCGCTCTGGCGGTGGACGGCTACACCATGCCGTTCAGCGGCGAGGTCGTCGGCATCTCCTACGTCCTCTCCGCTGCGGCTTCGGCTGGCGTCGGCACGATCGGGGCCACCGTTGGTGGAACCGAGGACGCCGACACCACCCTGGCCATGGGCACCTCGGCCGGCAACTACAAGCGGGTGCCCCGTGGGTCCGCCCGGTTCGTCGCCGGCAACAAGATCGGCTGCGAGCTGACGACTGACGGCAGCTGGGACGCCACCACGGCCGACCTGGCCGTCACGGTCTGGGTCCTCCTGGAAATGGAGGGGATCTGATGATCCGCTGCACGAGCCCGTATCGGAGCGCCTACCGGGAGACCGTCGTCGAGTTCACTCCTGGCACGGAGATCGACGACGCCGACCTGGCGGCGCATCTGCTCAACGACAGCCCGGAGTCCTTCGAGGTGGTGGGGGCTCCGGCCCCTGCCGCCCCGGCGGTCCCCACTGTCACCACCAACCGGGCCACCAAGCCCACGACCAACAAGCGGGAGGCTTAGTCCATGTTCAGCATCGTATCGGCCACGGCCACGCTCATCGAGACCGACGCCCAGATCCTCCGGGTCACCCTGGTCGCCGGGCCGACGGTCGATGCGACGCTGACCCTGGCCAGCGCTCCCAGCGGCGGAACCACCAGGGGCGTCATGGCCGCCAAGGCCGGCGACATGCGCACCCTGGAGTTCGCCGAGAGCAACCAGCTCCAGAAGACCCTCTCCCACATTACCCTGGCTGGCACCGGCGCCAAGGCAATCGTTCAGTACGACAAGGTTTAGGCCATGGCCATCACCAACGGTTACTGCACCCTGGCGGAGCTTAAGGCCCGGCTGGCGATCACCGACAGCGTCGACGACGGTGTCCTCAAAGCCGTCGTCGAGGCGGCTTCTCGGGCCATCGACAACTGGACCGACCGGGTGTTCTACGCCACCACGGCCACCCGGTACTTCACGGCCGAGGATGGCGACCTGCTCTTCGTCGACGACCTGCTCACGGTGACCACCCTCAAGACGGTCAGCCAGAACAGCGCCGGCGCCCGCACCTATGGCGACACCTGGGCGACGGTCGATTACGACCTGGAGCCCTTCAACAGCACGCCAAAAACCCGCATCCGAATCAACCCGGGCGGGCGCTACGCCTTCCCCACCGAGGCCAAGGGCGTCGAGATCGTCGGCTCCTGGGGCTATGCCTCGACGGCCCCCGACGCCATCAACGAGGCCTGCCTGCTCCAAGCGGCGCGCCTTTTCAAAAGGAAAGACTCGCCCTTCGGCGTGGCCGGCACCCCGGAGACGGGGACCATGGCCTTGCCCCGCCTGGATCCCGACGTCCGCATGCTCCTGGAACCCTACCGGAGACTCGAGGTGCTCTGATGGCCGACGTCACCTTCCAGATCGAAGGCCTCGAAGGCATCCTGCGGCGGGCTGACAACCAGCACCTCCTGAGCGGACCGCTGCGCAAGGCCTTCGAGAAGGTCGGCTTCACCGTCGCCGGCCGGGCCAAGGAGCTGGCGCCCGTCGACCGCGGCCAACTGCGGGCCGGCATCGGCCACCTGGTGGACCCCGGCGACCCGGCCCAGTGGGTCGAGATCGGCACCCGCAACCTCCCCTACGCCCGGGCGATCCACGAGGGCCGCCCGCCCGGCATCTGGCCACCCTATGAACCGATCGCCGCCTGGGTCCGTCGCAAGGGCCTGATGGGCGGCGACGGTCAGCCCCTCGACCCGTTCGTGGTTCAGCGGGCCATCGCCCTCAAGGGCACCAAGGCCCGGCCGTTCCTGACCGACGCCTTGCAAGACACCGAGGGCAGGATCCAGGGCTTCTTCGACCAGGCCGCCAAGGAGATCGAGACCCAATGGCTGACGTAACGACCATCCGGGAAGGCCTAGCCACCCGCCTGGCGACCATCACCGGCCTGCGGGCCTTCGCCTACATCCCCGACGCCGTCGCCGTCCCCTGCGCCATCGTGGGCCTGCCTGGCATCGACTACCTGCAGGCCATGCGCTCCGACACCGTCCGGGGCGAGTTCCCCGTGCGGGTCCTGGTCTCACGGGCCAGCGACCGGGCCGGCCAAGGCGCCCTGCTCGACTACATGGACCCGACGGGCATCAATAGCGTCAAGGCCGCACTGGACGCCGACAACACGCTCGGCGGTGCGGCCTCGTTCGCCGTCCTCACGAGCTGCAAGCCCCCCGGCGTCTATGCCATCGGCGGGGTCGATTATCTGGGCGTCGAGTTCCTCATCGACGTCATGGGCTAGGAGGGCCACCGTGCCGAAGTTCATCGTCACCACCGGGATCAACTACACCCCAAGGGGCAGCAAGGCCGAGGTCCGCCGGGAGCCCGGCGATGTCGTCGACGATCTGACCCTCAACCAGGTCGCCGCCTTCACGCAGATGGGCGCCATCGAGCCGCAGAAAGCTGAGGCACCCTAATGGCCTTCGTTCACGGCAAGAGCACGACGGTCTACCTCGGCCAGTACGACCTGACCGGCTTCTGCGATACCGCAGACATCAGCCAGGCCATGGAACCGGCGGAGACCACCACCTTCGGCAACAGCGCCAAGACCTTCATCGCCGGCCTGCGGGACGGGACGATCAGCCTGGGCGGCAGCGCCGACTACGACGCCGGCGCCGTCGACGAGGTGCTGAATGCCGCCATCGACGGCTCCCAGAAGTACGTCACCATCGGCATCGGGACCGAGGCGGTCGGCAGTCGCTGCCGCCTGGCCACCGTCCGTGAGACGTCTTACGGTCAGGGCATCCCGGTTGGCGACAAGGTCACCTGGACTGCCGACCTCCAGGCCGACGGCGGCATCGACTCCGGCGTCATCCTCCACATCAAGGAAGCGGAGACGGGCACCGACAACGGCGCCAGCGTCGACAACGGGGCCGCCTCCACCAACGGCTACGCCGCCCTGATCCATGTGTTCGTCGACAACGTCACCTCGGCCACGGTCAAGGTGCAGCACTCGACGGATAACAGCTCCTGGTCCGACCTCTGCACCTTCACCGCCGTCAGCGTCGTCGGGTCGGAAATCCTTACCGGCACCGGCACCGTCAACCGTTACGTCCGGTACATCATCAGCGCCTTCACCGGGACGTCGGTCACCTTCGCGGTGGCTTTCGCTCGCCGCTAACCCCAGACCAGCCCATCAGCAGGAGGAACCACCATGGCATTCGTTCACGGCAAATCGGCCTACTTCAACCTCGACACGGTCGGCGGCACCCCGACGGACCTGTCGGCGTACTGCGACAACATCGACTTCAGCGCAGCCATGGAGGCCGCCGAGACGACGACCTTCGGCAACTCGGCCAAGACGTTCATTGCCGGCCTCAATGACGCCACGTTCAGCGTGTCCGGCAACTTCGACCCCGCCCTCGATGCCCACATGACCGGCATCCTGGCGGCGCATCCCGCCTCCCTGACGTTCGTCATCGGGCCCCAGGGCAGCACCGGCGGCCAGCGTGAGATCGGCGGCGAGTGCCTCCTGACCGGATACACCGTCAACCCGCCCGTCGGTGACAAGGTCACCTTCACGGCTGACTTCCAGGTCACCGGCGCCGTCACCTACGGCACGTTCTAACCCCATCAGATAGGAGCCCATCCACATGTCACTCCGCGATCAGATCATCTCCCAGACCAAGCTCCCGGCCCGGCGGTTCACCCCCGATGGGTTCCCCGCCGAGGTCGAGGTTCGGGGCATGAGCGGCGCCCAGCGTGCCGATTTCCAGGACTTCCTGCGGGCCAACAAGACCGACGGCGCCGACGTCGACATGCGGGAGTTTTACCCGCTGCTGACTCTCGGTCACGTCTACGACCCTGCCACGGGTGACCGGGTGTTCACCGACTCCGACCAGGCCGTCGTCCTGGGCCTGCCCGGGTCCGCCCTGGAGCAGATCGCCAAGGCGGCGCTGGAACTGTCGGGCCTCGACAACAAAAGCGGAGGCGAGAGCCAGGCACCGGCTGGAAAAGACTGAACGGGGCTGGTATTTCCTCGTCGCCGAAAAGCTCGGCATGACGGTGGAGACGCTGCTGGGGTCGATCAGCAGCGAGGAGCTTACCGAGTGGATCACCCGGGAGAAGCTCCGGGCCGCTGCGGCTGAGGCTGAGCGGAAGAAGCGGAGGATGTAATGGCCAGCGTAGCGGAATTGCTCGTTCGGATCGGTGCCGACGTCACCCAGGCCACCAACGCCCTCAAAGGCTTTGCCGCCGAGGCAAATGCCAGCATGAAGCGGGCCGAGGCCGGCAGCGTGGCCCTGGCCGCTGGGCTGACTGCCGTCGGCGCCGCCGTGACGGCCTTCGCCGTCTCGTCCATCAAGGACCTGGCCAACGTCGAGCGGATCAACGCCCAGACGGCTGCCGCCCTCAAGTCCACCGGAGCAGCTGCCTGGACGTCGGTCGACCAGATCAACAGCCTGGCCACGGCCCTGGAGAACATGAGCGGCGTCCAGGCCGAGAGCATCCAGCAGGGCGAAAACTTACTCTTAACCTTCACCAACATCAAGGACGGCGTCGGGGCCGGCAACGACATCTTCACCCAGGCGACCAAGGTCATGCTCGACATGAGCGTGGCCATGGGCACCGACGCCAGCTCCGGCGCCATCCAGCTCGGCAAGGCCCTCAACGATCCGACCCAGGGCATCACCGCCCTCAGCCGGGTCGGCGTCAGCTTCACCCAGCAGCAGAAGGACCAGATCAAGGCCATGCAGGAGGCCGGCGACGTGGCCGGCGCCCAGAAGATCATCCTGGCGGAGCTGGCCAAGGAGTTCGGCGGGTCCGCTGCCGCTGCCGGCCAGACGGCGATCGGCGTGTTCAACAAGATGGCCAACGCCCTGGGCGACATCGGCGAGGCGGCGCTGACCGACGCCATGCCCGCCATCAAGGACTTCGGGCGCGAGGTGACGGCCGAGTTCCGGAGCGTCGCCGCCGAGATCAAGCGGGTCGGCATCGCCGAGACCCTGACCGAGATGGTCGCACCGACCGACGCCGCCAAGGTGGCGATCATCGCCGTCGGCGGCGCCATCACGGCAGCCCTCGTCCCTGCCGCCTATGCCGGGGCCACGGCCCTGCTCGCCCTTGCCGCCCCCCTGGCCCCGTTCGCCCTGGCCGGCGCCGCTGCGGCAGTCGTCGCCTACGACCTCTATAAGGTCTGGCAGCTCTGGCCCGAGATCCTGAGCACGGCCAAGGCTGCCTGGAACCTGGCCGTCTCGGCGGTGCAGGGAGCCGTCGCCGCCATCGAACTCAAGGTCAAGACTGGCATGGCTGCGGCCCGTCAGTCCGTCGCCGACATGGTGACCGGCGTCAAGGACTGGCTCGGCAACAAGCTCAAGGTCGCCTTCGACCTGGTTGCCAAGCCGATCGAGACGGCCCGCAAGGCCTTCTTCAGCCTCTATGACGCCGTCGTCGGCCATTCCTACATCCCCGACATGGTAAAAGAGACCGAAGAAGGC